AGATTTCTTCTTAAAATATTATATATCAATAAATTATAAAGGTGATATATTTGGGTGAAATGTGCAAGTAACCCCTTTTACGCCTTTTTTCTGTCAACAAAAGCCGTATTTCGTCACATAAATTCCAAACTGGCGTAGTATCGCCACTGCGGCCGCGCTTAATAGACACTTTTGTCGCGTAGTTACGCCATTTGAGTGGCGTAGGCACGAGACTTTCGGGAAAATCGTTCCGGCACAAAGAGAAAATCGCTTAGAAAATCAATTCAGTATCAAATATTACAAGTTTTACACACCCTTTGCAAAACATTTTGCAATTTGATAATCAGTTAGTTAAGTGTCATTTCTAAGCAATTTTGCAAAGCTTGCGAAGCGTTGGCGAAATTTTTGCAATGAATAACTATTTGATAATCAATTAAAAGTATTGTACTTTTTGATATTTTGCCGATTTTTCACGAAAAACGAGTTTACAAAATCTTTAAAATAAATTTTTTTGTAGGGTAGAGAAGGGTGTACATCAGTCGAATCATTTCTTCCTGTGAGCGTCCGAATGGGGAAGGAATCCGAAGGGAAACCTGAAAGAACGAAAGGAGGGAAAGGTCGGCCTGCGGAACGCGGGACGACAAAGCACGCCTTTCCCCTTTCGTTCTACTTCCTTTATATCCAACTTCACCGTGTAACAGAGAGAGCTACGCAATGGACATAAGAGAAAAAGCCGGACAGCCTGAAATCTGTTCTTTACCGAAAAAATACGTTTTCTTCACTTCAAAATCAATGAACAATCGGCAATAACTATTTATTTATTATTTATTATACACTATAAATAATTGATAATTAAATAAATAAGTATTGAGAAGTGTTTTGCAAGAAAATTGCACAGCTTTGCAAAATCGTGAAAAACACGCAAAATAAGGCCCCAGTCGCTTAACCTTTTTTTGTTGAATGAAATTCCGATTGGTGTTGAATCGTCCGTAACTTGCTGTTGATTAATTGATTTACAGACTTTATCTTACTACTATGCCAAAAAATTCAATGAATGAGCAGCGTCACTCATGCTTCCTTAAAGTGAGTGATTATTATAAGAAATACTTCGAAATAAAGTATGGAACTCCGGTCAGGTTTCCTCAGAACAGCCTTCTGGGTGTATATATGAAGACTCACTTGTTCAGAGATGCAGATTTTTCGGGTATAACAGATTTTTCCTATAATGAAGTAGCCTTTCATTTGAAACCTCAGAAATCATTATTTACCGCTCAGTTTAAAATGTTGACTGAAAAAGAGAAAGAAGATTACCTGGAGTTGGAAATGCCTGAAAGCGTCTGCAAATTTAGCGGTGAGGTGAAAGTGGATAAGTTTTTTCACCTGAATATCAACGGGAGTAAGAAGATAAGGAATGAATTGAAACGTGAGTTTTGGTATGATTTCGCCAGATTTCATGATGACTGTATTTTCCGGGCAAATAGAATGGGCGAACATGTTACTTCCGAAGATGTCATGTCTGATTTCATTGTTTTGTACGATATAGACATGAAAAGATTTGAGAGCATGATGCGATATTGGTGGAGAACCAAATCCAGAATGAAGTCTGACATCAAAGTGAGAAAAGAAGAGCTTGAGTCGAGAACCGGAAGAATCTGTATATACACGCCATAAATTTATACATGAATAGTAATAAATAAAAGTTAAAGAAACGAAGATAGTTGGTGCGATTTGTCAGTAACTTTGTCCCCGCCATTTTCACCCCCCCCCCAAAAAACAACACATAAATCATGAATTGCAGCGAGAATTATTACGAGTTGATAGGCAGCATTGAAGCTTATCCGGACGACGCGGTTACGTTTTCCCGCCCGTTCAATATTGAGAAGAAAAGTGACAAACCTGATTTTTCTGTGTCGGGCGACCGTAAGATTTCCATTCAGATGAAACCGAAATCGGGGAGCCTGAAGGAGAGCGCGGAAACCAGCGTGGCCGGCGACTCTTACGAAGTGACGGTGAGTTGGGAGGTAGAGAGGGTGACGCAAGAAACCTATTTACAGCTTGAAACGCTGAAAAACAGCACTAACCATTTGATTGTAAGAACATTTGGCGACGGTGAAATGTTTGTGCGTGCCGTGAGCGACGGTTATGAATTTCAGTATGAGGAAGGCGACGGCGTGATTTCGTGCACACTCACCATCCGCAACGTGACCGGCGCACAGCGTGTGGTCTGACATCTACACCTTATTATATATATTGCTTTTTTCTTTCCGTTGGAATGCCGTTCCTGCGTACGTGTGTGGGGCGGCATTTTTTCTTTGGGCCTTTCTTTTTGTGCGCGTTTTTCTTTTGTCCTGCAGGTAAATCTTCATTATTGTATTTGTGACATTCTTCAATTTCTTTGCGTCCGCCGCAAATTTCTTTTTTTCGCGCGAAGTCCGTGTGTTTTACAACATGCTCATTCTTAGCAGGTTTTTATTTGCGGAGAAAATCCGGCTTTCCATCCGGATAAATCTGTGATTCACGCGGTTAATCTTTCTTTTGTGTCCTTCATTACCGCTTCGCGCGTGCGTAATTTCGTGATGTAATCAATTAATTATCAAACGAAAATGGCAACAAGAGCATTTCACGAAATCATGTCTACGCGATTCTGGGACTTTTACCCCGAGTCTCTGCATGCTTACCGGAGAACGATTCTTGACAACATTGCCTCACACCGTCCTTACAAGAAGCCGGACGAGCGGACCGACCGACCTTACTTCCTTTCTTCGCGCGACGGGTTTACGGAGAAAACCTACGTGGGTAATTACGACCGCATAACCTACTGGTACGATTTGGAAGAAGACGACCGCATCATTTCGGTTATCGACGTACAGGGCCCCATTCTTCGTAATGGCGACCTGTGTTCCTACGGGAGCAAGGAACACAAGGACATCATCATGCGTGCTTCTGACGATGCGCATACCATCGGATTTATTATCGAGATGGACAGCCCGGGCGGTAGCAGCATGGCGAAGTACGATTATGAGATGGCCCTCAACTACGCCCGATCAAAAGGAAAGAAGATTGTGGGTCACATCGACGGGATGGCCTGCAGTGCCGGTTATGCGCTGATGGCTCTGTGCGACGAAGTGTATTTCACCAATCCGCACGACACGGTGGGATGTATCGGTACAATGTGCGCGATGCTCACTAACAAGGACGGCGATGTGAACACCGTGACCCAGGAACGCTACGCCGAGATTTACGCCGACGGATCTCCTTATAAGAACAAGGAGTACCGCGACGCGGCCGAGGGGAACTATGACGGCATCAAGGAAGAGCTGAACCGGCACTGTGCCGACTTTCAGCAGATGGTACGCGAGCGCCGTCCCAGAGTGACGGACGACCAGCTGACCGGAAAAACTTTCGATGCGGGCGATGTGGTGGGTACCATGGTCGACGGTCAGGGCGACTTCAAGTTCTGCGTGAACCGCGTGCAGCAGCTGGCCGGAGTGAGTCAGAGTCAGAAAGGAAATTCGTCCGGAGCCTCACGCGAAGACAGCAAATCGGCAGGAATCAAGGAAGAAAAGCAGCCGGGAACACAGGAACAGGCTTCTGTGGAGCAGCCGGCATCAGATAAAACAGAATCACAAACTCAAAAACAAGCAACTATGGCAAAAAGCTATCCATTTATTCAGTCGGCTGCAAAGGTAAACTCCCTGGTAGTCGAAGAAAACGGCGGTTTCTACATGGTGGAAACCATGGCGGACAATGTAGAAGAGTTCGTCATGAAAGCTAAACAGACGGAATCTACGCTGGCTGCAAAACTCACGGAAGTAGAACAGCTTAACGCAACCATCGAACAGATGAAGAAAGACCATGCGGAAGCACTGGCCAACCTGAAAGCGGAACACGAAAAAGAGGTTTCTTCATTGAAGGACGCTCATAAGAAGGAATCGGAAGAACTGACAGCGAAGCTGAATGAAGCTCAGAAGAGCATCGAACAGAAGGATGCGGAAATCAAGGAGCTGAGCGAAACGGCACAGCTGGAACCTACTCCGCAGGACCCGCCGAAAGACAACAACGGAGGTCAGGAAAGCGGACAGTTCCATGTGCAGAGCGTATGCGGTGAAAACATGAGCTGGGGCGAAAAAGCTGAAGCCCGCCGCAAGCGTGACGTTGAAATCAGCAAAGCACGATAAGAGATAAGAACACGACACAAAAACTAAACCAGACACAAACAATATGGCTACAAAGTTATACGCACTCAGTGAAGAGAATGTATCGCATGTAAAAGACATTCTTGCTCCGGACATCATCGAAAGCCCGGTTCTCGATAACATGGCAGTGTTCAACAAACTTCGCATCAAGGTTATCGAAGATATTGAATACGCACAGACTCAAATCATTTTCCGTCGTAAGGGTGGTGAAGCCCGCCGTTACAAGGAAGGTTCTACGCTGAAGTCAACCCTTGGTTTCATGGACGAAAGCAAACTGGTGATGAACCAGATTTGGTCGCGTTACTACGAAAACCTTCAGAACTTCCGCGAAAAACAGCCGTTCAGCATCCTGGGTTCAAACGGAACATACAATGCACCGGTCACAGAATTTATCCTTCGTCAGATTGGTAAGCAGTTTGCCGGCGATAACCTGAGCAACCTTTTCTTCGGTAACATTGAATTGGGAGAAGACGACCCGCTCAGTCTGTACAACGGTTACTGGACTATCATTAACAACCTTATTAATCAGGGTAAGATTTCTTCCAAGGAAGGAAACCTTGTGGCTTGCGACCCGATTAACGAAGGTCCTGAAACTCAGGATGGAGAATACTTCGACGCATTTGTAGAATGGGTGGAAGGATGGCATCCGCTGTTGCGTAACGCTCAGGAAGTAATCGTCTACATGTCGCCGAAGCAGAAGCGACTCATTACCCACAGCTACATGCGTAAGTTTACCGGATTGCAGACTACAAGTGCAGGCGGTGAAGGATTCTCATTCGTGGGAATGGAAAACATCAAGATTGTAACCGACGGTATTATTGGTAAGGGTAATCGTATGATTGCAACTCTCCCTGAAAACCTGCAGTTCGGTCTTGACCGTGCAAGCGACTGGAACTCGGTGATGATGAGTCACGACCCGAACGACTTGAACGTGCTGATTTTCCAGGTACAGTCTACCGTAGGCGCACGTATTCTGGACATCGCACCATCCAAGTTCTGTGTGAGCGACGGTACTATCGAACAGATTGAACAGCTGAACGGTGACTACCAGAAGAATACCCTGACCGTTACTTCCAACAACGAAGAATGGGGTAAGGTAACGCTGTCTCCGCAAAAGGATGTATATACGAAGGACGAAACCGTGAAACTGACTCCTGCTGCTGAATCTGGATACAAGTTCAAGGCATGGAGCGACGGTGCAACAATCTCTCCGCGTGACATCGTTTACAACGGATACCCGACCTACCTTCAGGCCATCTTCGAACCGGAAGGCGAATAATAACCCGCCCGCTGAGATAAAACAGGCTGCCAAGTTTGGCAGCCTTCACAACACAAACACAAACTTTTAAAACTAGACAATTATGGCAGAATTATCATGCGACTTAATGGATATTGGTCAGGCTGCTGCCGGTTGCGAAGAACAGTTTGCCGGTATCGGTAATCAGATATATGTAGCCTATCCGGAAGATTTGGAAGCACCTCCCACATATGATGAGAGTAAAGCGGCTTTTGCTTCAGGAGCATTTACTTTCAAGGCCAGTAAAGGAGCCTGGAAGTTCCGTATTAAGAAACAGAGCGGACAGATTTCTTCAACTGGTAACGAAGGGGCGAAAGGATATAACGTACAGCTGATGTTTACCATAGACAAGGACGTGGAAAACGCAGCTCATGTGCTCCGCATCCTGAAAAACCGTGGTGACGCTATTTTCTTTGCAGAAAACCCGTCAGGAGGTTATTACGTAGTGTACGACCCTACTTTCGGTACGGAAGTTAACAACAACTACGACAGTGGTACTACTCCGGATTCTGATAGCGGTCATGCAGTAACTGTTACCAGCAACCCGAACAGATACTCCCTGACTACCTGGGACGGAACTCTGACTATCAAATCGGGACTGGGATAACGATTATACAAACTTCAAAATAAGACAATTATGGCAGAATTATCATGTGACTTAATGGATATTGGTCAGGCTGCTGCCGGTTGCGATGAACAGTTTGCCGGTATCGGTAATCAGATTTATGTCGCTTATCCGGAAGACCTTACGGCAAAGCCTGTATATGAAGCATCTAAAGCTGCATTTACTGAAGCTTCTTTTGCTTTTTCTCCTGGTAAGGGAGCGTGGAAGTTCCGTATCAAGAAACAGAGCGGTCAGATTTCTTCAACTGGTAACGAAGGTGCAAAGGGCTATAACGTACAGCTGATGTTTACCATCGACAAGGACGTGGAAAACGCAGCCCATGTGCTCCGTATCCTGAAGAACCGTGGAGACGCTATTTTCTTTGCGGAAAACCCTGCAGGAGGTTATTACGTAGTGTACGATCCTACTTTTGGTACGGAAGTGAACAACAACTACGATAGCGGTACCACTCCGGATTCTGACAGCGGTCATGCGGTAACAGTGACCAGCAACCCGAACCGCTACTCCCTGACTACCTGGTCGGGTACATTGACGCTGAAATCAGAGGCAAGTCTAGGAGATGGAGGATAACCGTTTGATTTGCATATTCTAACAAACGAAAAAGTGGATGAAAGTCCGGCACTTGCTAATCGGTGCCGGACTTTTTTATGTCCTTCAACGACATATAGGTTTTCCCTACTTTTGGGGTAAAGTAATTGAAAAACAAAGGATATGATAACAGAGAAAGAATATTTAAAAGACTACAGAGCCATGAACGAGGAAGAAAAGAAAGATTATCTGGACCGGGTGAAACGATGGACGGAAGAAACTTTTCCGGAACTGCTGGCGCTGGCCGAATGCTGGATGAAGGTGCCTGTGAAGGATTTCGACGAAGGATGCCGTCTGGTGTCGGCCATTGTGCGGGCAAAGGATTTCCTTCGCGACGTACAGCGCTATGAAGCCCGCCGTGCACTCAACAAGATGAACCTGTTCCTGCAGGAAGTACGGAAGAAATCCGGACTGGCCAAGAAAGCCACTCGCGGTCCGGTTGGAACCGTTCGTTACAAAGCGATAGTTCCTGATGACGGTGCGCCCGATGAAGAAGGAAACATGACCGCACGCCAGTACGAAGAGCAGGAAGTGGACGGCCGCAGACCGAAAGAATTTGCACTCTATAAGGATAAGCTGCCGAAATCTCTCCGCGACAAGGGAGAAACAGAACTTTCCGCCATGTACCTGGAACTGGCCGAGTATCGCGGCACGCTGGAAGTAATGGCCGAAAATCCCAAGGTAAGCGACGAAGCACGCGCGGACATGGCCAAGAAAGCCATCGCATCCGAGCAGAAAATCCGCGCGTTCTGGACCAATGTGGATGCCGCACTGAACGGTACCTACACCGAGCAGGAAACTTCCACAGCCGACAGCATGAAACGTCCTGGCGACTTTACCCGTGCCGAGATAGAAGTCATGAAGGATGTACGCCAGCAGGAAGTATGCCGCAAGGCCCGCGTGGAAGGAAACAAGAAATACATCAACCGCAGCGACGTGAAGATTACCGAGGAGTACAAGGAACAGCTTCGCCTTCGTATCGAGGAACTGATGGAATGGGGAGAAAACCTGCCTAAGAAAACGGCAGAAGTAGCTACTGCAGCAGGCATATCCATTCCCGGTGTAAACGCTCCGGTTGCATCCGTACAGGCAGAGACAAAGCCTGCTTACACCGAAAATCAGGAGCCAAAGGTATCGGAAGGAAAAGCAGAAAAACGATCCGAAAATACCGAAAAACGTACAGAAAAAGAGGAAAAGCGTGCCGAAACAACGGAAAACCGTACAGAAACGGCGGAAGAACCGAAAAAAGCTACAGAAACTCCGCGCAAGAAAGTAGACCCTACTGAGAGTGTGACCGAAGGCCAAATGAAAGGAGGTGCGTTATGAGAATAATTGAACCCTGCTGCTACCACAAGCAGCTGGAAGGAATGATTGACGAGTGCAGCAAAAAGCACACGGCTGCCAACTTCTTCAGTTTTTCTGACTGGGACATGTGCGATCTGCTGGGTACCCTGTCCGGCTACTGTTCCGGAGGTGAAATGGGCATTGTCATGGTGCGGCTCGATGTAAAGCTCATTCAAACCATCCGTCGTATTCTTTCGCGTGTGAAGCCCGATCCTACAAATCCGTCGGACCATATTGCTGATGTCAGCAAAATGATACTCATTTCGCAGCCTGCATCCACAGGAGCCACCTTCAACCAGCGACAGGAGATTCGCACGCAGTTAGGCGAGTTTATCCAGTCGGGCCGGCTGGTGGTGTGTGAGGACAATGTGGGTTTCCGCTGTATCACGGTGAAGAGTAAATCGCACAGCCTGGTTATTCAGGGAAGTTTGAACACCCAGCGAAGCAACGCCATGCAGATGTTCACGCTTACCACTTCACCGGAAGAGTATGAGAATGTGGCGGAGATGTTGCGGATGAAGGAGCATACGAAAAGCATTATGAAATAGCAATTCTTTTGATCATGAAAATTGTTTCGTGACCAAACAAGCATAAACATGTTTTGAAAAATAATATATGTACAATGGATTTAGGAAGTGGTATAAAGCTGATACATGGAGATTGTCTGGAAGAAATGAAACATATTCCTGATGGTAGCGTGGATTGTGTGGTTTGTGATTTGCCATATCAAATAACATCATGCAAGTGGGATAAAATAATACCACTTGAGGATTTATGGAATTTATATAACTATAAAGTAAAAACAAATGGAGCGGTCATATTATTTGGGAGAGAACCATTTACATCAAATCTTATATTAAGTAATTTAAAAAATTACAGACAGAAGCTTACATGGCTAAAAACAAGACCTACCAATGTAATGAATGCAAAAAAGCAATTTATGAATTGGACTGAGGATATAATTATTTTTTATAAAAAACAACCTACATATAATCCTCAGATGAGAACAGACGGACTTTTTACAGGTAGAAAAATTCAAAGATGTAATACGGATAGAAGTAAAGGTGTTCTTGGGAAAACAGGAGAGAAAAAAGATTATGTTCACGAAGGGAATAACGGACTATTTTATCCGAAATCAGTGCTTGAATTTTCTAATGTAAATAATAAAAATATTCATCCCACCCAGAAACCTGTTCCATTAATTGAATATCTGATAAAGACCTATTCTAATGAAGGAGATTTGATATTAGATAATACAGCCGGAAGCATGACCACAGCCATTGCAGCCATCAATACTGGCAGAAGTTGTATCTGTATAGAAAAAGACGACAATTACTTTAAAATAGGATATGAGAGAGTGATCAATCACTTGAAAGAAACACAATCACAATTATGGCAAGTAATATAGCACAACGATTCTACGACCTGCTGCGGAAGCACTTTGAAACGGGTGTGCCGTGGCAGAACATGGCCTTTACCGACGAGCAGAAAAAACGGGTGGAAGTCTGCCTGGATGCGTACAAGCGCTTTGAGGAGGATCCGTTCATGAATCTGCGTCAGTACATCATCAACCGGTGGAAACGCACGTACAGCCAGTTGGGAGGCGACCTGAAGGTGATAGACTTTATTTCGTCGTTCTACGCCAAGGGACAGCGAAACATTTCCTCAATGAAGGTGCGCCACGCCGCCGACCTGATGATGCGAAACGGAGCCGATACGGGCGACATGAAAGCGGTGTACAACGGAGCAAGCCTGCTCACCAAGATTGACCGTCTGGACCAGCCGGAAACGCCGGAGGAACTGGGCGACGAACTGATACGCATGCCGGTAGTCATTACCTCGGATGTGAAGAAGAAATTCCCGAACAAAACCGGGCACGACAGCGAGGAAATGCGCCGCCTGAGAAAGAAATACGGCGTGAAGCTCGACCAGTGGCAGGAGATGGTGGAAGACGACGACGGCGTATATGTAAGCGAGGGACAAAACGCTCCGGACGAGGAGTACGATGAAGTAAACCGGGACGGTTTTACACAACCGGGAGAGGAGGAATAAACCATGGCACGACGAAACGACTATGAATCCGCCCGTGAGGAATCACTCCGACGGGCACAGCGGCACGCCTCGGCATTGTCGGGCGTGCAGGAAGCGGAGGAGCAGGAAACTGCGGCCAACTACATCTACATGAATCCGGCCCAGCGTGCGGTGTACAACTACCGCTGTCGGAATACCACCGTTGAAGCAGGTCGTGGTACAGGTAAGACCGACGGACTGATTACGCCCGAAATGGCCGGTTGCATCCAGTCCATGCCGCGCGGAACAGGACTTTTCCTGGGTAACAGTATCAAGCAGCTTTTCACAAAGACCGTACCTAAAACGCTTTACTCGCTGGAGCGAATGACCGGGCTGAAGGAGGGAGTCCATTTCTTTCGTGGACATGCTCCGGCCAAATGCAATTTCAAGGAACCAATAGTAAAGCCGAAGGTGTGGGAAAACTGCATCCACTTCTGGAACGGATTCGTGTACTACATGATTTCTACCGGAGTGAAGGCAGCCGCCAACGGTATGGACTCGTGCTCCATTATCGGCGACGAATGCCGTTTTATGCCGGAGGGACTGATTAAGGCCGAAATTCTTCCTACGCTTCGTGGTATCAACACCAATCATCCCGGATTCGATGAAAACCTGAATCCGTACTACAAGAGTATATTCTTTGTGAGCGATGCGCCACTGACCAAGCGTCAGGCATGGCTCCGGAAGCGCCGTGAAGAGCAGACACCAGAAATAAACCGCAAAATTGCGGAGATGATACGCGAGGCACAAGTCTGCCCGGACATCATGCAGTCCCCCAAATACCAGCGTGAGCTGAACAAGCTGCGCTGCCAGGCCAGCATCTACTTCTCTTTTTCCAGCATAGAAAATATCGACATTCTGGGCGAACAGTTCATCCGCACCATGCAGAAGGAACTTACCCCCACCATGTTCGACATCTCCATTCGTAACGTCGAGAAGGAAGAAATCAACGACGGCTATTATGCCAACTTCGACCCCGACGTGCACTGTTACCTCAGTAACGACGAAGAGCAGCTGGAAGCCGCACAGAAATATAAGAAACGCACCATTACGCAGATATACAACGGCGGCCGCACCCTGCGCGTGGAGTCGGAAAGCATCGACCTGAACGAGCTTTCCAAGGCACAGGACTGCTGCCTGGACACCGACATAAAGCCCGGCGAACCGCTGCGCATCGCCTTCGACTACAACGCCCACATTAACTGTCTGGTGATAGGGCAGACCGACAGCCGGAGCAACACCGGCGTGCTGCGCATACTGAACAGCATGACCAACGTAAAGAACACCCGTATAGAGGGACTTTGCAAGATGTTCTGCAAGTATTACGAGCTGCACCGACTGACCTGTCGCGACGTGATTTTTTATTACGACGACACCGCCAAGCAGGGAGCCGCCTACGCCAGCGAGCGCCACGAAGAAACCCGTTTCTACAACATCGTAAAGAAAGTGCTTCGCAGTCACGGATGGAACGTCATCGAAGTGCCTATGGGACGGCCCATGAGCCACAACAAGAAGTACGAGTTCCTGAACGGTTGTTTTGCCGGCACTCAGCGCCCGTTCCTTCGCATCAACAAGGAGAACAACGAGTATCTCATTGCCTCCATGGAGAACGCTCGTGTGAAGGAAGGACGTAACGGTTTCGAGAAAGACAAGAGTCAGGAAAAGAACCGCGTATCGAAGGAAGTGGACGACATCGAGGCAGAATTGAGTACACGTACCGACCTGAGCGACGCATTCGACACGCTGGTTATCGGTGTGCGCTATTACGGATCGGGCCGCATGATAGGCGTGGGTATGCCGATGTCGGCTTAATGAAGAATTAAGAATGAAGAATTAAGAATGAGTAATGAGCAAGAAGAAGCTGAAATATCAGGACCCGGCCCTGCAGCCGCCCAAAGCGCTGATGCAGCTGGTGGATGCCTTTACCGACACTTACAAGCCGGTGGAGCGGGAGGAGTATGCCGACGAAGTGTTTACCGTGCGCCGCATCCGTGAATACTTCCAGGCATGGCCCATCCCGAAGATGCCCGACCCGCTGCCTCCGTACCTGGTGGAACTGGAGCGACGGGGATTCGCCATGCAGACATCCTACGACGGACATCCCGCCCTGTTCTGCGTGCGCTGGCATGTGGACGAGGAAATCTGCTCCGCTGAAGAAACGCACGACAAGGAAGCCGAAGTGCGCACCGGACTGGTGAGCATGAAAGCCCTCATTGCCCGCCGCATGATGGATCGTCCGGCAGACGATGGCGACGATGAAGAAGATGAATGGGGCGAAGAAGAATAGCCCTGATAGAAACGATGACCCCCGCCCGCTTCAGGGAAAGACGGACAGGGGTGAAGTGAGAGTTTTAAAACACAATGCAAATATAAGGAAAAATAATTTATAATTGTCAATGATTTTATATTTTCCACCGAATTTTAGCTATTTTTGCGTGTAATGCAACAATTTTAATATATTACAGCCATGAAAATGCGCAGACTTATCAAGGCACTTTTCAGCAGGAAGAAGAAAAATGCCGCAGCCATATACCTGTCACGGTTTGACACGATAGATAAAATGATACGTGAGAAACTGATTGGGATTGACGTGAAAGAGTGTTACGTGCCCCTCGACCTCTCCGTGCATCTGCTCTACAAGGACGACGACCGGAAGTATGCCGCATTCTTCGACACCCTCCGCGCTTTCATCAACTATCATCGCGGATATATGGACCTCCCCGTGCTTCAGCCGGAAGAACGCATCAACTTCTGCGTGAACTTCCGCCGTGAGATACGCTTCGACCTGGAGAATGAAGAGTTTTACGACGAGCCCCGGGTGGAATACATACCGTGGCTGGTAGGATTCTGCCAGTCGGGCACCGTGGTTTACGATGTTTTCGAACAAGGTAAGAAGTGAGTTTTCAGGAATGTATGCTTTTAAGCATTGACAGATGTGCCCGGCTGCGAAGTCGGGCACATCTGTTTAAATTTGATAAATTTGCAAATGCAGCCGCTCTGCCTTTATACGCACGAAGGAAGAACACAAATAAATCAACTATTTAAAACAAAAAAGGAGGATAAAAATGAAACCTCAAACTAAAACGTACAAGTATGTGATAGACTTGTACTTTGAAAGCGTGCCACACAGCATCCGCACATTCAGCGTTCATGGCAATACATTAATTTACATTGAATACGAAGATTATCTGAGCGAACACCATGTAACGGAAGCCCTTCTACGATTATTGGGCACCAGCGTTCTTCTCAGTATCAAGCGAAACTGTTCCGAGCGGCTATTCCAGGAAATACAGCAGCGTTACGACCTATTCATGAGCCAGCTTGAGCTCTGCACTGTGATGTCTGAATACGAAGCCTGACGTTTACTCCCCTCCGCATGGTTTTGCGAAGGGGATTTTTTTGTATTTGTTTGTCAAAAATGGAAAATAAAGTTATTTTCGCCGTGAACTTTAAACTTAACAGTTATGGAAAAATTTATAGCTATTGATTTTGAGCATCTGACTCCTAATCATGAAACCGCCTGTTCGGTTGGGATAGTAAAAGTAATCAATAAGGTTATCGTGCAGGAGTTCTATTCCCTCATTAAACCAGTTCCGGATGATAGAAAATCGTTAAACACCCATGTGCATGGGATAACCGAGGAAATGTGTGCCAATGCACCTACATTTGCAGAACTTCTCCCTTTTATGGAATGGTTTACAGAAGGATGCGCTATTGTAGTACACAATCAAGTAACAGAAAAGAGTGTACTTGAAAAGGCTTGCCGTTATTACGGGAAAACAGACAGCACATTGTATAAACCTTCATTTATCGACACGTACAATTCCACAGGAAAAAGCCTGGAAGAATCTTGCAAAACGGCAGGGATAGAACTTAAAAAGCACCACAACGCGCTGGAGGATGCACGTGCGTGCGCAGAACTTTATATGAAAGTACAGGGTGGAGAAATAGTAAAGCCAAACCCTGATGCGGTAAGTGCTATGGGATATCAGAAGAAAGATTCAAGCCTTTACGAACTTCTTCCGGACGAAAAGCTGGAAAGAACAGACACTCCATTCTATCACAAGCACATCATTACGACAGGAGAATTTCGGTCATACCCCAATAACAGAAATGCGCTTTTAAAGAAATTGCAACTGTTTGGCGCAATCAATCTGAAAAGTATAACCAAATCTACAGAATGGGCAATAATAGGAGAAGGGGCAGGCCCAAGCAAAATGGAAAAGCTGGCACAAATGCCAGAAGTAAGAATTATCCATGAAGAGGAACTGATGGAAATGCTCCGGAGTTTAGAATGAGTTAGCAGTATGAAAATACTGATGTATAATAAATTTAGATTCTAAAGCAAAATGAAAAAGTACATATTGCTGTTTATTGGATTTTTTATTCTGCTACCATCATGCAAGGATAAGAATATGGAAAGCCGTTTGAAGCAACTCACAGAAACAAACAAAACTCTTCAGGATTCCATTCGCTATTTAAAAGAAAATTTAAAATCAGCAAATATAGAACTGGAAGGATATAAACTTTCTCCTGAAAAGTTATGTGCAGGTATTGAGGAACTTCAATCAAAAAATGATACGATAAAATTATCTGATATTCTAAAAAAACTGAAGAAGTATCATCCGGAATCAGACCAAATTAAAACCGTCGAAAAAGTCATTTCTGAAATAAGAATTGCAGTTCAAAAAAAGGCCGAAGAAGAAAAGAAGAAGCGGATGGCTGCCGTTTCCAAATTAAAGAAAAGGGTAGATGACGTACAGGGAATAACGTGGTATTATAACCCCTATTTCACGCATTATGATAATGTAAGTGGAACTTCAATTTATATGGGAAAATCTTCTTCTGCCGTATGGCTTAGACTGAAAATGTCATACGCAGGAGAAAATTGGATATTCTTTAAATCTGCTTATTTATCTTATGACGGTAACACTAAATTCATAGATTTTGACGAATACAAAGAGAAACATTCCGATAATGATGGCTATGGAGTTTGGGAATGGATTGATATTCCTATGAATAAAGAACTTCTTTCATTTTTGAGGAAAATGGCAGATGGGAAAAAAGTAAAAATGCAACTGTTAGGTGAATATGGAGATTTAAGAAACTTATCGTATTCCGAAAAACAAGGTATTAAAGCTGTACTTTTAGCATACGATGTTTTACGTTCAGAGCCAGGCATGACTACTTTTGAAGATATTTTTTCTGATGAAGATTTAGCTACTAAATAAGGATGTTAATATAATAGATTATGAAAAAGTACGATTTTAATGCGATAATCAAATTATAATTGTTACATTTGCCGAGAAATTAAAAGGGAGGAATGATTATTTCTCCCTTTCCGCTTGCTTTTGTGAGATTTGTTGTATATTTGCAGTGTTACACATAATCAAAGGCAGACGGATGTCTGCAAATAGCAGGCATTTTTTATGTTTGCTTATATAGCTATACATTAAAATATAGCGGCTGTTTAATCCCGTGTGGAGATGTTAATGCACTCCCAACTGCCTTTGGTATGTGTAACGGCGGGCCATGAACAGCCGTTTTTCTGTTCTATAATGTCAAAATCGTTATATATGACAGCAAATCAAATTTTTCAGTACCATGGGAATCCCATTTCGTTCCACAAAGGCGACAATCTGATGGTAAATGCTACACAAATGGCAAAACCATTTAACAAATCTCCTAAAGACTTTCTTAAAACAGAACAATCCAAACGTTTTATAGAAGCACTTAGCGAGGTGAAGAAAATCCTCTCGTCTGATTTAGTGAAAGTTACATACGGGAATAACGGTGGCACTTGGATGCACGAAGATGTAGCCCTTGAATTTGCACGCTGGCTAAGTCCTGCATTTGCCATCTGGTGCAACGACCGTATTAAAGAACTGCTGATGAAAGGAACCGTCAGCACGGGAACCACGCAAACCGACTACACATGCAATGAAAACACTCATGGAAGTGTAGACAATCTTTCCGGACTCCTCACAGAAATAGAAGAAGAGCTTTCCGAATCCATTTCCATGCTTCAGCACAAGAAAGACCGTATTTCTTACCTTAAATACCGGCTTGAGCGTGAAGAAACCTTGTCGGCAGGAACTGCACAAAGCCAGTTTGAGCAGCGCATATCAAGGCTTGAACAGATGATACAGAATTATCTTTCAGGCGACAACGGTTCCGTCACGCCTGTAAACAAGAATCCCGAAACTACCACACATCCGTTCTACGCAAAAAAAGACATCCCATGCTACACCGTCAGTGAAATACGCACCCGCTTCCGCGATGCCATGCTTGTGCGTCAGATGGCCCGCACCATGAGCCGTGAAAACGGGATAGTGGTACGCACGGCACGCCTTTTCGACTTCCTTCGCCGTGAAGGATGGCTGCTTTCCACACCCGAATGTTACAACGCTCCTTCCGAAGAAAGCACAAAGCGCGGACTGATACTGGCCGCACACTCCAGCGCCACCGGTTCCGGAGTGAAATACTACACACCTTACATCACACGCGAGGGATACGAGTTCTTTTCACGCATCATCATGCAGAAAGGAGGCTACCTATGAACAAGCGCGAAGCAAGAAAGGCCATAAACGGCTATTTCGGGGAAATAAGACACAGCATTATGTTTACCGTCACACGCCATGGCGTGCTGGCCTATGTGGAATACGAGGACTTCATGCCCGAACACACCGTGCGCCGTGAGCTGGAAAGTCTGCTCGGCAGCGGTTATCTGGTCAGTGTGAAACGCGAGTGCTCGCGCTCACTTTTCAAGGAGATTGTGGACTTTCTTTCGTCCGACACGAGCGGCCAGAAAACCCTTCTTATGATGATGGGAAACTACGTTTCTGCGCACCCCCTCCACAATAGCCTGTAGGGCCTGCCAAAACAAATGCAGCAAACCACTTGAGAGGTTTGCTGCATATCGCTCGAGAGGTTTGCCGCAAACCACTCTAGAGGTTGCTGGCGCACGATTCAAAAGCCAGTTTCAGAAGTGTTTTTTTGTCCTTCAAAAACGGTCGGTCTGGGAGGTAATTTAGAGTTGTCGAAAGACAAGTAGTACAAACCTTAAAAACACGATTAAACTATGGCAATCGTTTACGAAAAACAGAAAATCACCCTCGGCTTCAAGAAAGACAAGCCGGAGGTTTACCGCATCAAGCCGGTACGTCAGCAACCCGTCACTTTCGACGACCTTCTTAATGAAGTGAGTAACTCATGCGGTGTGAACCGTTCGCAGACAAAAGCGGTGCTCGAAGCGCTTATCGACCGTATGATTGTGTTCATGAACTACGGCATGCCCGTAAAGATGGGCGACTTCGGTTCTTTCAAGCCTACCTTCAACTCAAAGACGGGAGCCACTGCCGACGATGTGACTGCCGAAAACGTCACCCGAAAGAAAATCCTTTTCTATCCCGGAAAGCGTTTCAAGCAGATGCTTGAAGGAATGTCTGTCACTACGATGGAAGATTACGACGAAGAGGAGACAGCCGGACAGGAACCTGAACCGGGTGGAGGAACCGAGCAGGGAGGAACAGACCCTGACGAGGGAGGTGGCGGATTTACATAAAATCTTTCAGTCTTCTTTTTTTGTTGAGAGAGGGGTGTCCGTGAGGGTGCCTCTTTTTTTTGTGAAAATGCTTGTGTAAATAAAGAATATTATGTACTTTTGCATTGGAAAAAGAAAGATAGCGCAATGGAAACAGAAAAAATCAAAGTACCCGTAAAGCAAGCTTTACCTATGATAGCAGAAATGGTGAAGCTAAAGTATGTAACCGACGCACTGGGAAAATCAAGCGGATGGATATATACTAAATTAAATAGTGACAAGATAATAACTACATCAAAAGGATTTAATCAATCCGATGTGAATACATTAAACGAATTGTTTAATGAAATGGGGAAAAAGCTTGTCAGTACAAGGATTTATATCCCAACGGTAGAGAATAAAGATTCACTTTCAGTAAGGCAGGAAATAATTGGGCAGATTCAGTCTGTATCAGATATGGTTTCAATGCCCTATATATATATTGGCAAGATGAAGAAAAGCACCTCATGGTACCTTAACAGGATGCGAAAAAATTCTACAAAAGCATCGTTTAAACAGGAAGACATCAATATGATAAATCTTTCACTCATTGAAATAGGTAACAAACTTCTATCTATTGAATTGACTCTGTAATCTAAATTGGAATTAATTTACTATTTGTCAAAGGCAATCGGACGGAATCCGGTTGCCTTTTTTTGTATTCCCTTCAAAACTGAATAACAATCTGATAATTTGTAATTGAAACAAAAGATTTTTGCCCGATTCGCGATGAAAACCCCGCGCCTCGCTACGTGGGACGTGTCCATCTGGGGCCCCGTCCGTCGGTGATATATGCCCGGGCGGTGGCTGCTGGTGTCCGCTGGTGGCTGCTGGTGTCCGCTGGTGGCTGCTGGTGTCCGCTGCTGGTGGCTGGTGTCCGCTGCTGGTGGCTGGTGTCCGCTGCTGGTGGCTGGTGTCCGCTGCTGGTGGCGTTCCTCACCATGTAGGAACGCCACAAGAAAGCGCGCGAAAATGTGAATAAACCTTTCATTTTGGACTGAATATTAAATAACGGTTAAAATAATAGAGAAAAATGTGTGTATCTATTGCACAATAGAGAATATTATGTACCTTTGTAGTGTAATCAAAAAACAAAGATTACAAGAAGCCGCCGGGGCTTCCCAAAGCCCGGCAAATAGATCTTACCTAAATGAAAAAAAGGCCGACGTTACAGGAACGCCGGCCCGGAAAAAGAAAGATACATATCTTTCCAACTGAACAAGTTCAAAGATACGTATTTTTCTTTTTCCGACAAAATTTTGGTAAAAAAATACGTTCTTTGAAAAAATACCGTATAAACGTGTATAGCATTTTAGTTGGTGGTCCTGTCACTTCTATAGTTTAGAATTTTTCCCGGTTGGCATAGTTTGCCAACCACACCAAAAGCAGCCGAAACAAAGTACACGCGGCGCGGTTAGTCTGTAACAAAATATCCGTATGAGATAGTAATATATTGATAACGGGCAAGGAGCCGAAAGGTAGCCTAACGGGTGAACTATGTTCTCCCGGGTCGTGCATAGTCGATACCCGTTACTATATTATTACTAACTTAAAATTATGGACTTATGAAAACAAATGTATCTAAATCAGTATTGAGACGCGAGGCTAAAAAAGAAACTAAAAAGCTTAATAGATCACCGTTTGGGGTTATGAATACAATAAACAAAAACCGTGATCAGGAAAAAATTAAAAGATACTTAGATTTTTACGGTATAAAGAAAGTTGATCTTTCTATGTTGCTAAGCTTCGAGCTTGGAGACGGTTTGCCTGTTTTCTGTAAATTAAAAAGATTATCAGATATTGAAACATTGGACGGGAACGAATTAAAAGTAGTCCAGATAGGGAAAAAATATTTCGAATACATTCCAATAAGATTCGATGAAGACGATTTTTTTGCAAGCTTAGAAGGTTTGCTACAAATAAATCAGGCAAAGGAAAAACAGGAAAAAGCAGCAAAAGAGAAAGCGGCAAAGAAAGAAACAAAGAAAGCAGAAAAACGTGAATCAAAGATAAACGCTACATTGCAAGCTTTAAAATTAGAATTCTTAGACGCTTCAGAAGATATGTTGCAACAAATTGCAGAACGTATTGTAGACGCGGCTTAATCTTTAGGGTGTATGGTATTCGTCCGGGTCCGATTCCCGGACACCCACAAAAATATATTCTATCTCATACGGGCGGCAAAAAAGATACCTACCTATGTAATACGGCGGCACGTGTGCCACTGTTGCATATAGGGGCGCACGTGTGCGCCTATAGTTATCCAGGCCAAGAGTCTGACGGTATCCAGGGCCGCGAAAATCATAATTCATAATTCTATGGCATAACTGTACCCGTATGGGTGCGGTGTGTCCTGCAACGTGTTGAACGATCAGTCAGGGTGCACCGTGTCCGTATGGATTCATGTACGGGTGTGCTATGCCCTGTTCAATCTTGGGTGTATGCCGGAGTAGTTAACCGGAAAAGATCCATACTGTTTTAGCGTATGTATGGAACGGGCTGGGAGTTATCCGGGCCTATGGAATCAACGTACCATGCGGACACGTGTGTCTGTATGGCGGTGCGCCTGCAAAGGTCGTCTATGTGAAAAGTGTATCCGTGAACGCTATGCAAATAGTGTATCATGGTGCATATAGGCGGGTATGCGTCAACGCAACGAAAACCAGCTTCGGGGGTGGTACGGAAAACCCCTACCTATGTAGTGCTATGCGCTTTCGGGTGCATGGCACTTCTTGTATGTATAACTATAAACTTTTTGAATTATGAGAGAATTACTGTTTTTCTATGCTTGTGGTTACATTAATACATTCGGCAAAGTAAATGAAGAATTAAAAGACTATGCTGGAAGAATATTAGCCAATGGTCATGAATGTTCATTCTATAATGGATGGAAAAAAGAGTTATCAGAGTTCTATGGGAATAAGTCCTATATGAAAAACTTGAAGTGTTCAGAAAAGCATGATTTTGAAGATTTTCTATCCCGTTATGGAAAATGGGCAAAAGATAACGGTATGCTTGAAAAATCTTGGGATGAATACATCTCAGAATGAACTCTATCAGGCCGTTCACCTTTGCCGGTGTACGGCCTGCAAACTTCTTAAATAGTTTGAGTTATGAAAAAGAAAATGAAAGTCATTCTGTGCTGCGTGTTTTTATTCGTGGCTTTGTGTTTCGCTGGTCGTTCCGACTGGAGCGAACAGGTTATCTATGTAATGCCAAAAAGTGCATACGAAAGTATTAGCGCAAAGCTCGGCGAAGATTGCAGTGACTACGAAATAGCAAAAGAGTACGTAAAAAACAAATCGTACTACGACGCTATGGGGTATTAATTCCATGCTGGAGGTGCTTTACGGTACTTCCAGACACGATTACTAACTTAAAACTATAGGAATTATGAACACAAGTATTAAACTTATTGCAGCTATTGCAGCTATGAATGCTGCCGGATTTACTATTAATGCAGAAACTTTGCAGCCGGTTACATCTGGCTATGCCGTTGCCATACGTGATACGCAAAACTCGTTTGGGAATGCTGGTATAGCAAACGTATTAAAAGCTGTAAAAGCAGGTAAAGCAAATGCTATCGGCGGATGGTATGATAATCAGTCTGGATTGTATTACTATGACGCCACACTGGTAGTAAATGACCGTGAAAAAGCCATTCAGTTAGGAATAGAAAATGACCAGCTGGCCATCTTTGACCTAAACACTATGACAGAAATTCGTATAAAAGATTCTATCAACACTGCAGCTGCTTAAACTTTGACCGGGATTCTTTACTACCTCCCGGCCAGCCATCACTAACTTAAAACTATAGGAATTATGACATTACAGGAATTTAAAAGCATGGCTCAACGCTACGGAAAAACGTATGACAACACAGAAAAAGCTGCAGAAGCATGGTCTCGTTCATGGGGTAGGGACTGGTGGCGAAGCTTATGGAGATACAAGGAATATACTTACAACGGTTACACTTTCCGGTCTGGTAAATACTACATGCGGCATTATAATGCTTCGCATACAGAGTATTGCCAGGGAGGAAATGAGATTTCCAGAAAAGAGTTTATGAAAGCTATTGCAGATATGGGATACAAACAACCGGAGCCTGTTACCTATGAGCAAAAACATGTACCGCAATATGTACAGTTAAAGCTTGCTCTGTGAATGATACCGCTATCCTCTTATCCGGATAGCGGTAACATTGTCTAACTTAAAACTATAGGAATTATGAAGCTTTTAGATGTAAACGGTAAAAACGTAAATGTAGAAATCGGTTATGTATGGGACAGGGAAGACAAATACCTTGTTATCGTAGACAATGATAATAAAGTTAAGTATGTAGTAAATACATGGAGTAGCACATTTAATAAGGAATCGGTTGAATATTTGGCCTATAAATTCGCAATATTTATCTCAAAAAGCGAAAATGTGTGCTACTCATATGACAGGAAACATGCAAGAAAAATTTGTCATAATGACGATTTTGGAAGGTATAAAAAAAATTACAAAACTATATCTCCGTCAGAATGTACAGAATTAGGTTTACGTTATTAAACAAAACTGATTCCTGTTTATATCAGGAATCAGTGCTATGTCTAACTTAAACTATGGAATTATGGATAAAAACAGAAATTGGTTTGGCGTGGATGCTAACAATGAATCATCGTTATTTGATTACGGTTTTCTTATGCGTTACCATGGAAATTATGAATATCAGGTGATATATCTTGCAGGCTATGAAGGAGACAAACCTTTATACGCATACGGATGGTTCAATCCGAAAGAATGGGAAAAATATTTTATTGACACCATGGGAGAAAATGAATATCCGGATGCAGCCAGAATAGCTTCTACATGCTGTATGGAAAATGGGAAAGAATGGCTGGATGACGTAAAAAACTTTCCTCAATATATGTTGAGTGACATACTTTCCTATTATGGATATGATGGCGTATTCGGAGGAAATTATTATGGGGATTTTTATACGGACCACAAATCCGGAAACGTCTGAATCGTGCGCTTTCCTGACTATTACCCGGTTCCGCCTTGCAGCGGTGCCGGATGCTATCGTATAACTAAATTATCGGAATTATGACACAAGAAACTTTTAATCTGCTGAATCACTTTTCATGCGAGGGGCTTGATAACTGTTGTTATGGATTCGCACAAGACGTAAATACTGAAGATTACTTCGGTACTATAGAAAAAATCGACCTTGAAGGTATGTATCTATATATATATCAGAGTAAAGATGACTGGTTCTCCCATATTAAGGAAAAGCCGGAATATACCTTTGATCTGGACGGAAAAGATAATCTATTCCTATTCAAGCTTGAGTGATTTATACAGGCGGCTGCTGATTATCCGGTAGCTGCCTGCTTTATGTCTAACTTAAAAACAAAGGAATTATGGGAAAATATCATTATGAATACTACCTGGTATGTGTGGACTTATGTAACGGAGGTGCAAAACGCGGTCCGTACCGCTCAATACAGAATGCGAAATTTGACAGTCATTTTCTACGCGGTATATGGCATGTAAAAAAAGTCAGAGTCTACAATTAATATCCAGCCGGAAGCAGCCTGAAACTGCTCCCGGCTTCTTTTATGTCTAACTAAAAACAAAGGAATTATGGAAAAATCAAAATTACTCAGAGCAAGTGTATATGTAGGTACATATAAGAAATATAATGAAGGTTCGCTGGCTGGCGCATGGATGGAATTGGCCGACTATGAATCGAAAGATAAGTTTATGGAAGCCTGCAAGGAATTGCATAGCGACGAGGAAGAGCCGGAGTTTATGTATCAGGACTACTCAAACATACCAGACGGTATGATAAACGAAAGCTATATAGATCCTCTGTTATTCGGAATCATACAGAGTGCAAAAGATATGAGCGAAACAGAGCTTGAAGCGTTCTTCGTATTTCTCGATATGAACTTTGTGGATTATTCCTATATCAAAGACGGTGAAGAGCTCGTAGAAAAGTTCAGAGAAAAATATCAGGGTCAGTTCGATACTGAAGAAGCGTTTGCCACCTATATGGCGGAAATGAAATGGCCTGAAGAACTTCAAACTGAGTTTGGTCAGTATTTCGACTACGAAGCATATTCCAGGACATTGCTTACCAGCGGATATTGCCATCAGGGTGATTTCTACTTCTGTGTAGCTTAAACATTCCGGCAGGTTTTTGAGAATCTGCCGGGGTCTATTGTCTAACTTAAACTATTGGAATTATGATGACATTAGAAGATTTTAAAAAGTCAAACATGTGTTGGAATGGTAACGGATATTACACTACCGAAAAAGAATGGAACAGCAACTATCAGATAGCAAATGATGTGGAAAAAGAGTTTTTTACACACTATGATAAATCACTTATGCAGCCGCAGAAAGGAGATATGATAGAGTTTGTAAATTACAATAGCTTTTACAATCATGCGCTGGTTGAGAGTGTAGATAAATTCGGATTGATGTATGTATGTGAAAGCGGAAGCTCATGGACAAACGGTAAATCATTCTCAACTTCAGGTGGCGCGTTTACTCATATTCATTCTTCAAACTTTGAGTTTGTTGGATATGAAAACCGCGTATTCTGGACCTGGGGTTGTTATGGAGCAGGTGCAAGACAAGGAATTTACTTTACAGTAAAAGTAAAGAAGTTCCGACAAAAAAACATGAAGATAATACCTAAGCATAAAATATATTTCAACAGTCCGCACTACATGAGAGAAAGACATTCAAAGGTAGTAATTATGCAGGATTTCATGTACATATTTAAAGAGTTCTATACTATCGAGGCATTTAAAGAATGGGCTGGATATGTAGGACTTACTTACAGAAAAGATGATTCCGGTCAGTATTATGCAAATCAGTTTCTAAAGAGCGCATATTTCTGGAAGCTTGAAGAACTTCCTGAAGGGTGCAAGCCTGTAGAAGACATGTGCAACGGTAGCAAAGTAAGATGCTTTGCTCATAACGATGGCAAAACGCTGACTATCTATTCCCCGAATCCAAATGCAAAAGACGTTTACATTCCCATGAGTTAACCGAATGCCGGTGGGAGAGTGATACTCCTCCGGCTGCTATTGTCTAACTTAAATAAATGAATTATGGAAACTACAATGTACAAAGGAAAACTGAGAAAATATCATCTGCAACAGTATTGTCAGGAACTTCGTCTTGAACAACTCAAAATTTGGGACAGGTACGACGAAGACCTTAAAAACAAAAAAGAGGATATAGCATTCTTCTGGTACCCCGGATGCGTGCTATGTTGCGACAGATCAGTAGAAGATTTTCAGTCAAGGAGCTATTTTGAAGTTGCTCGTATATTTCACTCCGGTGAGATAGAATACAATTTGGACTATCAGGAAGTGTCGGAAGAAACCAAGAAGAAAATTGAAGAAGCTGGGGAGAGAATAAAACAAAAGAACAAAGGCAGATGCAGTTCTGATTATTAACAGCGTATGGGAGTCTGAAACTCCCTACGGCTGGCATTGTCTAACTTTTAAAACGAATGAATTATGAAAGTAAATGAACTCATTAAAATCTTGCAGAGAGCAAAACCTGATGCGGAAATTACCGCTACTGTAAACCTCAGTAATAATCCTTCGGATAATGAAGAGGAGGACATCGAGTGGTTATCAGTTGATGTATTCCATGAAGACTGTATAGATGAATACGATTTTGTCGAACTTTTTATCTATAAAACAAAATAAGTCATGCATGTATCAGAATTAAACAGAGACCAGTTGACAGAACTCAAACAGAGTTATCTCATGCAACACAATGAAGAAGTAGGAGAGGGTACTTCTTATGACGAACTTGCCAGAGCTGACAGTATTATCTCTGACGAAATGATATACGAAGCTTATTCAGGTATCAATTTCACAGAAGATGATTTTTCCTGCTAAGGAAAGCCGGACGGAGAGCGATACTCCCTCCGGCTACATAGTCTAACTTAAAATAGAGAATTACCTTAGATTTGCATCCGAGGATTACAGATAAAATAGAAAGGATAAATTTGTGAAACAAAGAAAGAATGCAG